CTTGGCCTTTAATTTATCTAATGTACCTTTATCACAACCATGCCGCGCACGGAAAGACTTACGACGCTCTGGATTGGATTTCTTAATAGTCATGTTGGCATCGCCAAACCGGACAATCTTTTCTTTTCCTTTGTCGCAGGCCTTCACAACAGACTTCTTGCCGCCAGAGATCTGGCGTTTCGGCACGTTGCACTTCATCTTTGACTTGTCGATCTTAGCCATCAGAGTGGGCCCTCGTTCTGGATCAAGATGCCCTCGAACGTCGCGCTAACTTCCGCAGTAGCGGAGTTGGAACTCGTCTGTGCGCGGCACTCTATATCTGCCTTCTCGGGTATCTCTAGGGGGTACTGAAAGTCGTAAAATATCTCACCCGATTGCAACGTGTCATCCATCCTTGTTCTGAACACATTAGAACCAAAGAGACGCACATTGAAGTTGGTGGTGATATACGCATTCGACGAAGACAGGGCCGCTGTCCAAGTGACAGTGTTGACGTAAAGAGTATGTCCTGCGGGCACAGTGTATAGAGCCAACTGCGTTTGATTGCTGACGTTTAGATTAGCGTAGATGACGTTAGGAACTCCAGCAGTCGCACCCAAAGAGCCAACATAGACCTCTCCTGCAGATGTGCCGCCCGAACCAGCCAGTGTGATAAACGCTCTGAACACACGAAGCCAAGTGCCCGGCAAGGCCACTTGGGTCTGCCCGTTTAAGTCTACCGTTTCGGTTTTTACATTATAGTCCGTATCTAGACCTTGGACTTCCGCCGAGTTGGAACCAGTGCCGCCTGCGGTATCTGCCGCGCTGGAACTGCTGACGTACAGTGTAGTAGGCACCGTTAAATACGAGTAGATGCCCCCCTGATGCCAGATGGTCTCTTCATCCGCACTAACAGAAGGGTTCGTGCCAAACTTGTTTAAGGGCGAGTGTCCAGGGATTTGACCCCTAGACACCTGTAGCTCAAACGGCTCAGACGTTCCGACCTGTGATATGGACCGAAGAGTGTAAGCCACTGGAATCTCCTACGACAAGATGATCGTAAGCTGGTTCGCCGAACCCGTGAACGCATCCACAAACACGCCAGCCGTTGCAATGATCCCATCGTCTGGGATGTTCATCACATGGTGACCTGTTGGAAACGTCTGGGTAAGAAGAACCGTACCATTGGTGTCGCCGTTCTTAATCGTGAACGCACCCGCTGCGGCAGCGTAGATAACTACCTGCCGTAGACGAGAACGGGTAGGACCAACAATCGCTGCTGTTGTGCCCTGTGCCCAATTATAGGCGGTTACTGGACCAGCCATGATTTATTCCTTTACCTTTGCAGGACGACCACGTTTCTTCTTAACAGGTGCATCCGCCCACGCCTCATTTACATCAGGTGTAGTCGGATCGTCTGCTTTAAGAGTGCCGTTCCCATTTCGCGCACGAACCTTTTCGGCACCGATTCCTCGGGCCGCTAGTTCTTCTTCAGAAGGTGGGTTGTATCTACTCATAACCCGCCCCTTATGCTGCTGCGATTGTGCCGCCTGTGTCAGAACGCTTCCAGTTTGTTCCGTCAGAGAAAGCCAAAATTGCTGCGCCTGCTGCGCCATTAGAAACGTACGCAACTGTGCCCGCGCCAGCGTCAGCCGCGGAAGGAGCGTTTGCAACTGTGTATGTTGGAACAACGATGTCGCCGATAAAGCCGTTTGTTGAAGTCACTGGACCTGAAAATGTAGTCGAAGCCATTATAGTACCCTTTGCATAAGGATTCGCTTTGTAGTCTATGCAACGTCAGGAGGGCGGTAACCTGTCTACAAAGCTGATGTTTGCCCTAATAATGTCAGGATACATCAGGTCTAAACAAAAAGAAAGAGGCGATCCGAAGACCGCCTCTGACTGTGTAGTATTGGTTCGAGACTTACGCCCCTGGTGAACCGAACACTGTACGTGGGTCGCTAAAGCCGAAGCTGTAACGCTCACGCGCTTTAAAGCGCATGTTACCCGTGTCGAAGTCAGCTTCCATGTTAGTGGAAAGCGCAGAACGCTCAAAATGGACGAAGCCGCGAGGCGCGTCTGTTTTGATGAAGAACGCATCTGGATCAGTGAGGAAGTCGTTGACGGCATAGCCATCAGGCAACATGCCCATTGAACGAATTGCGTTCGTGTCGTTGTCCGCTGTACCAACACGCAAGTTGGAAACCATCAAACGCTCTGCAATAAATTGCAGTTGACGTGGGATGACCAGCTTCATGCCGCGCAATGCGACTTTCAGACCACGTTCGTCAACAAAACCAGCGATGTTGATAAGAGCGTCTTCCAAAGAAGTTTCGTTCAAATCAGCAGCTACTGCTGGAGTGTTTGCGAAAGCGCCACCGTTTGTAAGCGGGTGGTTAGTTGCGCAAAGAGCAACGCCGTCACCGCCAGCAGTTGCACCGCCAGCGAACGCATTGTTCAATACAGACGCAGCTTTAACCTGCTTAGAGTGGGCCATTGAGCGAGCGAGGGCGCGTGTGTAACGGCTGCCGAGGCGGTCGTACAAGTTGTCCTCGATTGCTTCCTCAGTAATTGAGAACGCAAGCGCAACGGTTTCGTGGTTGTAACGAGCTGTGTATGCTTCGTTAGCGTCGTCGAAGTTAATTGCAGAACCTTCAGATTTTGTAGGTGCTGCGCCGAACCCGGATAGCATAACTTCTTCTTCAAACGCGCGGTCTGAAGATTCGGTTGTAAAGATCTCAGCGTGTTGGTTTTCGTACTTGTTGTACTCCATACCGAACAGCGCGTTGAGGCCTGGTTCTAGCTCTTTAGCCAGTTGTGCGCGTGAAATAGCCATGTGTTAGACCTCCTTAAACGCCAGTTGACGAAACAGTACCCGCTGCAATTCCGCCATTGGCAGAGTTGAACGATGTATTGAGACGTACGATGAGTGGGATACCAGCGACCGTGAAGTCTGAATTATCAGGGTCGTCTTGGACACCAATAACACGTAGCTGAAGAGCAGCAGTGGCAGCAGCAGTATTCAAGTCTGCGGATGCAGAAGAGATACCAGTGGTGTCATTGCCTGCAGTGGCAGTTGCCATTGCAATGTTCTTAAAGACCATCGCACGAACTTCCGCTTCAGTGTTCGCTGCACCAACGACATTAGATGTCGCAATAGTGAACGTCTGCATTGGATTGTCGTAAACGAAGGCTTTAACTGGGTAGTTTGTGTCTGCACCAGCAGCAGTACCCTGCCATGATGGAGCCCAGATAGTTTTACCATCTGATGCGCGGACGTATTCAACGCCCCAGAAAACACCCAAGAACGCTACGTTACCACCAGCAGCAGCTTGCGCCACAGAGATAGTACCACCCGCAGTTGGGATTACAGGAGAACCCTGATACATTTTTGTATTGTTGTTTGACGCAATACGATACTCGGTAGCACCCGTAGTATTCGCACCTTGTCCAACAATACCGATGGGGCGTAGCCCAAAGGATCCGTTAGAATTTGCCATAATAGCACCTCATATAATTTAATCGGAGTCTCGTCTTGAGCCTCCAAACGATACGCGACTTTGCCGACTATTACTAATCGGCATGGAAGGATGTTGTTCCTTCATAAGGTCCTGATCTACAGCAGTCATCTGTTCGCGGGTTCTGCCCCCGTAGTATTCAGTTCGTTCTGCTACTGTTTCGAGCGGGATACGGCACAGCATCAGTCCACCTTGGCCAATGATTCCCTCGTAACGACCTTCGTCGATAGTCGGTGCCTCATAGTTTGGATACTCATCTTTCCGGACAGGTTCCCATCCTTCACGCAACTTAGAGGTGACATTCATCTTGTCCTCTTCGCCACGCATTGCGATTCGAATCCAGCGATGCACAAAGCCATCTGGGGCATTTGGTGCGGCTAGGTAACTGGGCGGTGCCCATGGTTTACGGCGCGTTTCTGATTCGCGGTTTTCGCTTGCGCGAGCTTTTCTATCGGTCATAGTCTTAATCCTTCACATATTTTGCATATTCTTCAAGCGGTACGTTTAGACGTTTTGCCATCGCAATCTGTGATGGTGATAACTTCACCGACCTGCGCCCTGATTTTGCTGTACTGCGGGTAGCTGAAGCGCCAGCAGGTGCGACCTGTGCTCCGCCCGATTTCTTCGCAGGTTGGAATTTACTTGGAAACTCCGAACGCATGCGTTTGTCAACCTCACTGTAATACTCATCACTGGCTGGGTCAAACCCTTCTTCTTCTACCAATTTGCGATGAATACCAAAGGAGGCGTAAGTCATAACCTCGTCTGAACCAAACCACTCGTTCTTATCGGCCCACTCTTGAGCTCGAGGGTCAGGTTTAGCGGCCTTTGGCTGCGGGGCAGCTGCGGGCTGTTGTATCTGCTGCGGGGCAGGCTCTTGCTCCTCTACAGTCAAGCGGTGCTTGGCTGCGCGGACACGCTCCTGCATAAGCGTCATCTGAGACAACTGCTCTTGAGCAGCGAACATTGCGTCACTGTCGCCCGAGTCATAGGCCTCACGGTACTGCTGTTTTACCGCAGCGACCTGACCCTTAATACGGGACTCTTCAGAGTTGACGTAGCCTTTGTCCAAGTTCTTAACTTGGCTCTTCAGCTTAGTGTTCTCGTCAAGAAGACGTTGAGCCATCGTAACCGCTTCTTCACGATCACGCTCTTCCTTACGGTACTTCTCCGTCAGCTTCTTAATCCGACCTTGGACCTTTTGGCTGTAGCTTTCTAGCTCGTCACCCTCCGGAGCAGGTTGGGCTTCAGCGGGTTGAGGCTCGGATGATTCCTCAGATTCCACCTCGGCGTCGAGTTCAACCTCTACACCTGTGTCCTCTGTATCGAGTTGTTCTTCATTTTCTGCGGACATTGTCTTCTCCTAGACGTGCTTGATATCATCAGGCTCTAAGAGCGTGGCGATCACTTCGTCATCATTAATGATGCGAACTTCTCCACCGTCGATCTTAAAACGAGATCCGGAATACCGACCAATGCAAACCCACTGGCCCTCAGAACACCACGGCTCTGAGTCCGCTCCGAACTTACCGGGGTCTTTGTACGCCAAAGGCCCTAGCTTCAGAACGTATGCCACAACAGTGGCTACAGCTTCTCGGGATCTAACTTCATCAGGGATGTGGATGCCGCCCTGCGTCTTGCTCGTACCTTGGTACGGCATAACTAACAGTCGCCAACCAGTTGGCTGCGGAAGTCGTTCCATCAGGGATTTATCTAAAAGTGCGGGATCGAGTACTCGATCCGCGGCGGTGACATACGCGCTATTAATTGGAGACGACTCCGCTGGCGATTCAGCGGTTCGGTCCTTGTTAATTTTCTGCGCTACATGATCAGGAAGAAATAAGGTCTTCGACATCTTCAGCGTGGTTCTCCAGCAGGGCTTTAATTTCCTCACGAGCGTAGGCAAGGCCCCGTATCTCACCTACCATGAGCTTATAACTCTCCCAGTCTTTGGCAGCGTCATGTGCAAGAGCACTTGCAATATCTTGTTCGCGCTCTCGTAGTAGCTTATACATGTATGTTGCAACGTCAACAAGGTCCATTAAAGAATATCTCTCTCGGAGCCTTCAGCCATGCCCGTGATCGGACCGCCTTTGACCCAATCGTTACAAACGTGCTCGGCAGAACACACGAATTTATAGACTTGGCAGTAGCCAAGATCTCCGGACTCATCGCCGATGCAGTCCATCATGTCTTCCGTTTGGTTGTAGGCACCACAGTTTCCGCAAGACTCCGACAGCTTGAAGCCGCCGTCCTCTGTGGCATCATGGTAGTTGGCTTCGTCCTGCGCATACATCTTATTGACGTCGTTAACTTCTTCGTCATGTGTTGCGATCGGGCAGCTAGAGCCGTTGTCATCCTCGTCCATCTTATCGACGGGGATTCCATCCGGCATTATGCTGATCATAATCGTAGGCATTAGTAGCACTTCCCGCGCTTTGGGTTGTCGCGTACATCAGCGACTCGACCGCCATCCATGTAGCCCTGCTTGACCATGCCGCCGCCCATGAACATCTGAGTGTCTTGCTCATAGATGTTCTTGCCGCTGGGGTGACGAGTACCCGCGCCACTACCTTGTGTGCGCTCGTCCATGTTCTTGCCGCTGGGGTGACGAGTGCTACCCTCGTCGTACTTCGGACGCGCTTTGGGGCGTAATGAACTTTTCATGTCAGTCTCCTCGACTGTGAATTAAATAGTGACTGGGCTGTTAGATTCTACCAACGCAATCTGTCAAAAGGTTAAAGAAAACCCAGTCACAAGTTATTATAGCATTAGCTCG